AAGAAACGCTAGAAGCAAGGTTGGCCCAGCTTGTCGGTGGTATCCGCGTGGTGCGTGTTGGTGCGTACACTGATACGGAATACAACTCGAAAAAGTATAAGTTTGAGAATGCGATCAATGCAACACAGGCCGCCTTGCAAGAAGGTATATTGCCCGGTGGTGGAATTGCTTTGCTCGATGCTTCACTGACTGCTGAAGATCCGATATTTAAGCAAGCTTTGATTACACCATTTTTGCAAATGACAAATAATGCAGGGATGAAGGATCAGGAAGGCTATAGATTTATTGCTCGGCTAATGGGTACAGGGATAGATTTTCGAACGAAGCAAGATGTAAACATGTTCGAAGCCGGCATCATTGATCCCTACAAGGTGGTGCGATTAGCTCTTGAAAGTGCTGTGGCAATTGCAATCTCGCTTATAAGCGTAGAGACTGCCATAATTACCATTAAAGATGTTCACGAAAAAGACTAAAGAAAATGAGGAGAAGCAATACTACTCGATCCTACAATGGATTGTCAGTGAGAATATTGTAAATGAAAAAGGCGAGATTTTTAGTTTTATAGATCGGCCTTTTCTTGTAGATATACTCACTGATTTCAATCCGAATATCGTGGTTTGTGCGTGTGCTCAAGTGGGTAAAAGCGTGAGCTTTTCGCTGAAGATTCTCTTTGCGGTGAAGTATTTGCATTTTAACTGCCTTTACACCATGCCGTCAGATGACGATGTGAAGGAGTTCGTATCTTCGAAGATGAATAAGATCGTGCAAGCGAATTACCATGAGTTTCAAGGAATGGAAACGGATAATATCGAGCGAAAAGAGCTTAATGATCGATTTATATTCTTTAAGGGTACGATCTCTAAAACTGCTCCGATCTCGACCACTGCCGATTTACTGGTGCATGATGAGGTTTCTCGCTCGGATCAGGGTGCGATTGAGACTTATAAATCTCGTACCAAGGCGAGCCAATATAAGGGCCGATGGTTGTTTTCTAACCCCGGAGGTGAGCGTGATGAGCTTGATTTGGCATGGAATAAGTCGGATCAAAAAGAGTGGGTTATTACCTGTCCACATTGCAAAGATGAGCATCAGTTAGTTTGGCCCGATTCGATTGATATGGAGAAAAAGTGCTATATCTGCAGAGCTTGTAAGAAACCAATTGAGGATCGAGTGAGGCGAAAAGGTAAGTGGGTGGCTCAAAATCCCGGCTCTAAGATTTCTGGCTATCATATCTCTCACCTTATGTGCTGTTGGATTTCGGTGCAAGAAATTATTGATGATTCGCAGGGAGATCCGGCTTATTTTAATAATTTCGTGCTCGGGAAGCCTTATTCTCCGGGTGATCTTAGCGTTTCACGACAAACAATTCTCGATATTTGGACACCAAAAAACTTGGATGTAGGCGAGCGATATATTGGAATTGACGTTGGAAACATTAAGCATTATGTGATTCGTACTGCTTTGGGGCTGATAAAAATCGGACGATTTACGGACTGGAAGGATTTAGATGATATTTTGGCTTTATGGAAGCCGAAGTCAGGGGTAATTGATGCTATGCCAGACAATACGGCGGCGAAGTATTACGTTGAGACTTACCCTTATATGCAGATGTCGTTTTTTCAGGAGAATGCCAATAATCCGCAGATGATCGTTTGGTGGGGTGAGGGCGATAAGAAAGGGATCGTCTATTCTCATCGAGATCGAATTATTGATCGGCATCTTACTGATATGATCGAAGCAAAACATTTGATTGGGGTGAAGCCGGATAAGGATTTCGGTGATTATATTAAGCATTACGAGACTTTAAGACGTGAAAAAGTGGTAAATAATAAAGGTATTGAGCGATATATTTGGGCCTCTACGACTGGTGTGGATCACTATGTTTTCGCTGATCTATATTCGTATTTGGCTATGCAGGGTGCAGGAAGTGGGGCGTTTTTTGGGGAAGTTATTGTTGGAGATAAGCCGTCAGTTATTGACAGTGAGTCAAATTATGATGTAAGTAGAGCATTTTCTGATGTAAATGAAGGGTATAATTGATATATGAGAAAAGGCCAAAAACATACTAAAGAATGGAAAAAAAGAGTTAGTAAAATTCATAAAAGTCGTGATCCTGTTTTAGAGGCAGAACGGAGAAAAAAGATAGGTTTTATGGGTAAGGGACGAGTTTCTGCGAAGCCCATGTTTGGCAGAAAGCACACTTCAGAAGCAAAAGAAAAAATTAGAGTTGCAAATTCGGGAAGGAAACGTAACTCTAAGCAGATAGAAAATATAAGTTTAGCTCACATGGGTCAAACACCTTGGAATAAAGGTAAACCTTCTAAAATAAGAGGGAAATTACATCCTTTATGGACAGGGGAAACTCCATTAAGGAGAAGGATTAGGCTTTGTTTTGAGTATCGCCAGTGGCGTAGTGATTGTATGACTAGAGATGATTTTACTTGTCAGATTTGTTTTAAAAGAGGTGGAGATTTAGAAGTAAATCATATAAAAAGATTTGGTAAAATTTTAGATGAAAATAGCATAAAAACCTTTGAAGAAGCCATTTTTTGTTCGGAATTGTGGAACATAAATAATGGAGAAACTCTATGTAAGGATTGTCATAAGAAAATTACCTATGGAAACTAACAAAACCCCCGGGAATTTTATACCAGAGCTAATCCCGGTATTTATACCGGACGATCAAGCAAAGCAATTTCTGATTTTTCAGCAATATTACGAACCTTTTGTGCTTTTGATCGAAAAGAAGGTTTTCGAACAGAAAAATGCCACAATTTCTCTCGATTTTGATAAATTTGGAGTGCTTCGAGCGATCCGCCGACAGGATTTTCTTTATAGTTCTAGGGCTTAGTTGTCCCCAGCTTGATGTATTCCATTTGATTGTGTGATATATTTATGGTGTTCTCGATTTCGCTCAACGTCTAACACAGACCGAGCATCCGAAAGGATGTTCGGTGATTTTATTTAAATAAATTGGCTAAACTTGATATAGAAAAATACGATGATACGGCGAAAGCTCTTTTAGTCGAATCACGCTGGAGTTCTTCTTCGGAAATTTGGGATGTAGTTGAGCGAACATATACTTCGAACACTGCGGTTTATGAAAATAAATCGGAATGGCTTAATTTTATTCCAGAAAGACGAAGGAGATTTAGAGTTCAGGCGAATCGAATCTTTGTAAATATGGAAGCAGTGATCAATTCGGTCATTGCAAATCTTCCGGGTCTTAATATCTTGCCGGCTCGAGATGGTACAGTAGCTCAAGATTTTGCTCGTAAGCTTGAAAGTTATTTTTTGAAGAAATATACAGATTTAAATTTGAAAGAAATCGTACGCATGGGCTTGCGAAATCTCTATTTTGCTAGATTAATTGTTTTGAAAGCTTTTTGGAATCCACTTATAAATGATTTTGATTTTCGTGCTCTTGATCCAAGAAGGGTAAGGATTGGACGATACGCTAGAAAAGAGCAGGATTCAGAGTTTTTCATTGAAGAAATTGAGGATAATCTTTGTGCCATTATTCAGAGGTTTCCTAAGAAACGAGAGGAGTTGATGAAGAAGTTTGGGTTTACCAATGACGATGCAGGAGAGATCCAGCTTTATACTAAGAATCCGGATGTTAAATATAAAGAAGCTTGGATTCAAGACTATGTTATTTTTAAACTTGATAATATCGTTCTCGATTGTATAAAAAATCCATATTGGGATTGGGAAGGTATTTTGATCACAGAAGAAGAAGGGCAATCTCTCGAAACTTTGGAAGGTGAAGCTCGAAGGACAGAAATGCAGAGGATCAAGCTTGAACAGGATAATCGAAAAGCTCAACAGCAAACTCAAATTGTACCTGAAGGACAAATTGAGCCAACACAGGGAGCTACACCAGCTTCAAATCCTGAATCTGTAAATTATCAAACTTACTATTTTAATTACTTCGATAATCCTCGAAAGCCTTACATTTTTGCAACGATTTTCAATAATGAAAATACCCCGATTGGCCGTACGGATATGATCACACTTTCTGCTGAATTGCAGAGAGGTATTGATAAGCGAAAGATGGATATTGATGAGAATTGTGAACTCGCTAATGGTGTATTGAAAGTTGATGCTTCGGTGATGGGTAAATCTGATGCACAAAGAATTCGATTTGAAACAAAAGGAATTATTTGGGGTAAGGGTGTAAAGGATGGTGTTACACGAGAAACTGGTCAATCTCTGCCACAGATGGTGTTTGATGATATGCTCGATTCTCGATCTGAAATTGATAATATCATGGCGGCTTCTTCTGCTTTCCGAGGTGAGCGAGAGGGACAAGAAACAAAAGCCGGCCGACTTGCTCTTATTCAGCAATCTTATCTTCGACTTAATGAAATTGTGCAACTTGTAGATTTCGTTTCAGGTGAAATGTTTTCTTGGGGAATGCAACTTGCAAAAACTCGATACACCGAATATCACTACGCAAAGTGGATGGGTAAAGAAGGTGCTCGAGAAGTTATTGAGCTTATACAAGACGATTTCGAGACTGGATCTGAAGTTAAAATTATTGCTGGTAAAACACTCCCAATTGATGATGAGTTTAAATTTGAACAAGCTCAAAATGATGTAGAAAAAGGCTTTATTTCGCCGCCTGATTATTTGGAAATTGCAAAATATGATAATGCAAAAGAGCTTGCTAAGAATGCAGTTCTTTATCAGCAGAATCCAATGGCAGCCGTAAATATTACACCTGAAGATATGCCGATGCCGTTTGCCCCCGGTACTCCAACTTTGCCTCAAATGGAAAAAGTAACACCGGCAGTAGCGGAAGCTCCGCCGAATTTGCCAGTTTAAAATCTTGACCAGAGTGAAGTCGGTAAACTCACTCATTAACAGTTAATTAGATCAAGCAATCTCGTTTCAGCCGAAAGGCCAAGTTGCGAGAGGGGCAATCTTAAGAAACTATGCCTGAACCAATTGTGCCAAGTGCTGAAGAAAGTATCGTAGTGCCGCCTAGTGAAGATAATGGGAACATACCGGTTGATGCCCCTGATGGCAACGGAACTCCAATTATTCCTACACCAAATCCTGCAGACGTTACCCCTCCGGTACAAGCAACTACACCGCCAGTAGAGCCAGAATTATTCGAACTCCCTGACGGACGAAAAGTAGATGCGGCGACTGTACTTCAAGAATATAAAAACCTCTTGCCAGACTACACTCGCAAATCACAAGCTTTAGCTGCAAAAGATAGAGCTGGTGATCCGAACATTACAACCAACCCTACCGACCCATTTGCCGACCCGAACTTTGTGCCACAATCCTATGCGGAATTGGCTGAAGCGATCCGGGCCAGCACTCTAAGGGAAATCGAAGCTAAGGAACAAAAAGCAGTAGATGATCGTAAGGCCGTAGAGGATGCAGTTACAACGCAACTGACTGGATTGAAGGCTTCTGATCCTAATCTCAATGAGAATGCTTTATTCCAACATGCTGTGAAGTATGGGTTTAGAGATCTAAAAGCGGCACATCAGAATATGTCTGATATGAATAAGCTCGTCAAAGATACCAAGCAGACAACTGCTAAGGACATCCAAAGACGAAGTGATCCTGTTTCTGCATCTCCGGGTGCAACAGGAGCACGATTAGATCCGAGCCATTTTGCCACCGCAGTAGATTTCCTTCGTGCTCAAACAGGAAAGTAGGACTTAATAGTTTACTAGAATGATATTTAACGCCGCAGTAACCACGACCACTCGTGAGTTCATACTGAAGAAGGTTTTTGACCAAGTTACCACTGGTACACCGGGTCTTATGACTTTCCTTCAGAAGCCGAAGGAGTGGACATCCGGTACTTCGTACAAGTTTGCAATCAAATACCAAGACACCACTAATGGTGGAAATATTGGTGTTGCTGATCGCCTTGATACTGATCGCCAGAATGTTCGTGTCCAAGCTGACTTCAATTTGAAGGCTGCTTACAAGCCTGTCGTAGTAGCAATCGCTGAAACGACAGCAAACATGGGGGATGAGCAGATTGTAAATCTCCTTGATACAGAATTTGATTCACAAGCACAGTCGCTTATGACACTTCTGGCTCAAAACCTGTACACTGGTAACGGCACAGGAAATGATTGGGATTCTCTCGCTAATGCAGGATCAGATTCAACTCTGTTCGCTACATACGGAGGTCTTTCTCGATCAACCTACACCACTTGGAATGGCTACTACCTAGCCTCCACTGGTGCTCTTACTCTCGCCAAGCTTGCTACTGCAGAAGATGCTGTAACAATTGGTGTAGATTCTCCGGATCTTGCATTTACTACGAAGGCAATTTGGAGCACTTATGAAAGTCTCCTTACTCCTGCTGTTCGTGCAAACTTCTCTACAACCGGTTATCCAAAGATGAACGCTTGGGGTGGAGTTCCAACCGGCCCTACTAACGGAGGCGTGCAAGGCTTCGTGTACTTGCAGTTCCGAGGTACGCCAATTGCAAAGGATGAGCAAGTTCCATCAGGGAAATTCTTCCTTTCGAATTCTAAGGGCTTCGGCTTCGTAGGATTCAACTATCAGGATGAAAACATTATGACTGCTAACTTTAGGCAGACTACAGATGCAGTCCCTGCTGGTGTTCCGGGCAATGTGAAGTCCACTCGTGGCTTCCAGTTCCGCAAGATGATGTCGCCAGTAGATCAACTTACGAAAGTAGGCTACTTGATCTATGCCGGTAACTTCGTTGCAACCGAGCCTCGCCTAAATGGTACGCTCGCAGGTACTACCTAATTCGCACCTTATATGGACGAAAATCAAGTAGTTCCGCATATGGTTAAGCAGATCATCGTTTACTCTGATGGTACTGAAAAGGTAATCAACTATCGAGGGGTAATTGTAAATGGTGTGCTTACGCCAGATGTGATTGAAGAAGGGGTAGCTGAAGTAGCCGCAGAAGAATCTGCTCCTGCTGAAGCTCCGGGTGAGGAGGCCGTAGAAGCTCCTGTGGAGGAAACTCCTGCTGATGAAGAAGTTTCGGCTTCGGAAGAAGTATAGATTAATAGAATTCATCCTTTTACCGGATTAAGTTCCGAGAGGGTTAAAAGATAAAAATTATGGCTGATTTAGCAGGTGGACTTCAGGAAGATTTCATTCCAGTTACAAAATTTCATGGATTTAGAACTAATAAAGACATGGAATTTGGAACAAGTGCGAATGTTACTCTCCCTGCAGCAACCACAATTGGGGGTTCTGCAGTTGTAGCTCTTGGAGATATTACATCTTCATCTACTTCTGCAACAGCGTTTTCAGTTACAAATACAGGCATCTTTACTGGTGCGAGTGTTGTAGCTGTTACCGCTAATAGTGCTACGACAGGTTTAGGTATTCTCGTTACTATGAACGGCTTGACTTCAGGTGGGGCAATGACCATCACTTCGTCAGGTACGCTAGTAACAACTGGACATCTGCTTACTTTGACTGCGAATTCCGCAACAACGGCAGCAGGTATTCTTAGAGTAAACGCCAATGGACTAACGACAGGTGCGGCTGTAGTAATTTCCTCATCGGGAGTTATTGCAACTACCGGTCGCTTGGTTACTCTTGCCGCTACCGGCCTCACAACCGGTATCGCATTGGATCTTGGTACTCTAGTAGCTCTTACGACAGGTGTGGGTATTAATATTGCTCACACTACATCAGTTATTGCCGATGGGGGTTCTCTTGTGAGACTTTCCTCGACTTCGATTGATACAGGTGGTGCTACTAACGGCACGATTCTTGACATCGGTTCAACTGCTCAATTAGCAGGAACTCTTGTGAAGGTTCTTAGTATCGCTACGACTGGAACAGTGATGGATATTACTTCGACAGGAGTAATGACTACCACTGGAAACCTACTCACTCTTACTGCAAACTCTGCGACAACTGGTGCAGGATTGCTTAGGATTAATGCCAATGGCCTTACTTCTGGTATTGGATTGGTGATTGCTTCGTCTGCTACTGCTATCACAGGTGCAGGGCGATTGCTTAGAGTAGATCACACAGGCACAACTGCAACTGCCGGCATTATTGCCGAAATTGCCTCTGCTGCTGATGGTGATGATACAGTTTTGAGAGTTACCGCCTCTGGTATTCTCGCTGCCGGAGTTGTCTTGGATGTTTCTGGTGCTGCGGTTACGACAGGTACGATTCTCGATCTTGGTAATGTGGATGCTCTTACGACTGGTACAGCAATCAATGTTGTTTCCAACTCGACATCGAATGGCACACGTTCTCTTGTGAGGATCGTAAATGACAATACTGCAGCTACTGGTACAACTCCGTTGTATGTTCAGCAAGATGCGGTTACTTCGACAAACTTCAAGTTGATGGCAACCTTTGGAACTATCTCGCTTTATATTTCAGATCAGACTAGCCCAAATGGGGCATTGACTGCGGTAGAAGGCTCTATTTGTCTCAATGGTTCAGCTACCGGTCAAGCTCTCTGGAATACAGATGGTGCGACCGCTTGGACTGTGTTCGCTTAATAGTGTGGTTAGCCTACCTAGCAAAAGGGCTTAATAGTTAAAGGGGCGATGCCCCAAAGAGCCGAAGGTTAAGAGCCAGAGGCTGAAAAATAAAATGAACCAAATTTCATTTCAGAACGTATATCAGACAATCACACAACGAGGCGAGTTCAAACTCGGTCAGCGTGCGGTTACTCCTGATGGTAGAGAGTGGCAGTTCGTATTCGCAACTACTGCTCTGACAAACAGTTCTGCTTGTGTTCCTACGGCTGTTACATCAGCCGATCTCTGGTCGTCCTCAACGGACAGTCAGGGAAGGATTGTATACCTTACTCGTGCAGCTTCAACAATGACTGTAGGAGGATTCGAGGATGCGATCGGTGTTGTTGATGAAGGTACTGGTGTGGGTCAGACATTCAAGATTCGCACCAATAGTGCTACGACATTGACACTTTATCCTGAAACCGCACTTACAACTGCCTTGGCAGTAGCGGATTCAGATCTTACCTTTATTGGTATGTCGAGAGTAGATATGGCCGCAGTTACTTCGAAACTTCAGATGTGTCAAGGAGGTAATCAAGTTGCTTTTGCTGCCTCTGATTATGGGTGGCTTTTGACCGATGGTGATGGTCGTGTTCGCTTCGGTGATACGACCGCTATTGTCGGTGCAGGATTTAACACTGGAGATGATACGACTGGACAAGTAGATGTTGCAGTGATCACTGAAGGTGCTTTGACTGCACAGAATCTCGGTTATGCAATTGTTGCAAACGGAGCTTCTGACATCGGCACACTCGTTCGCTGGATCGTTAGATAATGTTTCGCTTCACTCAATCAGAAATGGTTGGGTGGGTGCGGTACGTTACCGCTTGAAGAATGACAAAGCTTCAAATTAGTAATTAAGGATTAGAAAAAATGTTAAATCCAATTGTTTCTGATCCCAATGATTTTAAAGTCGTAGATTTCACGAATAAAACCGACTTTACTTTCACTCCTGAAATGGGCTGCATGTTTGACGGCCGCCCCATCTTTGGTATTACAGGAGCACCCGGGATCAATGGTGGTGAGAGCATGAAATTGCCTTACCATGTAGGCCAAAGATTAGCTATTAATCTTGCTAAAGTCGCAATGACGAGGCAAGCTCCAGCAGTAGATCCGGCTGGAATTCCAACAGGAGTTCCTTTGTGGGACACAGTTAAATTAGATTCACTAAAGAATTCTTATTTGACTGATCTCTACACCCAAGAAAAGCCGATTGCTCAAACTGAAACGGAGAGATTGATGAAGCAAGTTGAAGAATTGAATAAGCTAGTCGTAGGTATGGCCGATAAGATAGGGCAGCCAGCTCCTGCACCAGTTATAGAGCCGGTAGCGATTGTGGTTGAACCTTCAGTGATACCTGCAGAAATGACACCGCCAAGCGATGTGGTTCTGCCAGAGATTAAACTTCCTGAAGATAAGCCTTCTGCTTTGAAGCAAGCTTACTTAGATAAGCAAGATATTATCAAGGAGCTTGAAAGGCGTGGTATTCCACATGATAAGAGGAAGGGAGGTGCTGAATTAAAGAAATTACTCGCTAATAGTTAGTGGCGAAAGCTACAACCTATAGAGGCGAGTGGGGTGCAAAACCCTATGTAGCTTATGGACGAACACGAACTATCAAAAGAAAATATGGATTCTGTGAGAGCTTTGGCTGAAACCAATATGAAAATTGGGGAAGCTAAAAGCACGCTCTTAAAACTTCAAGAGCAAGAAACGTCTTACCTTGAGGAGAGAGAAAAGAAAGTATTGGCTCGAATCGAGAAAATTCTTGATGATAGTAAGGATGTATTAGCTGAAGCTCAAGCTAATTATTCTAAGGTTAGAGAGCTTTTTGGCACAGTTTCTTCAGTCTCTAGTTTCCTGACAAAAGCTTATGAATCTTTTGTGGGAATGCTTACGGATTTCCGAGAGAAAAACGACCTTTGGGACAACAAAGTGAGTTCTATTGAAGAAGGCTTTGCTAAAATTAGACAAGAAATTAATTCTGATAAAATTAGAATTAAGAACGATCAGGAAGCTCTTGATAGAGCTAAAAGAAATTTAGCTGTTGAGCAGAGAAAGATCGTGAGTGATCGAGGTGAGTTGGATCGTGCGATTACAAGATTAAAAGAAGGAAGAATATGAACGAATATTTCTACAATCCGAAAGCACCTACTTTAGAGGAGACATACGATGCCTCAATATCAGCCTCCACTGAAGTTACGTTTGCTACAGGAACGACCTACATTGAAGTTTCGGCAATAGACAAAGGAATCTTTATGAAGTGGGCGGCAGCCGCTACTTCATCTGATTTCGATGAATTTATTCCAGCGAATACTTCAAAAAGATTTCCGATTCTGTCAGCTTCGGCTCAATTTATTGAGGAAGCGGCGACTGCTCATTTAGTAGTAATCGAAAAATAAATGACAAACGCCTTAAGAGATCAAAACTTTATAACTTCACAATTAGGAGTTTTATTCTCTGATGGAGTAACGCTTGTACCGATTAAGATTAATTCTTCAAATAGTGGAGTTTCTGTTGATATAGTTAATGTAGTTGATGCTAGTATTTTGGCTCTCTACGAAGCCGGCAAAGCAATCCCTCGAGATACGAATGGAGTACCAGCGTGGTCTGCACAATCTAATACTGATGCAACTATATCTTATCCAGTGTTTGTAAATTCAAATGGGGAAATATTAATAGATTTATAAAATTATTATGTCTGAAGCAAATAGAGATCAAAATTTCGTCCCGGTGGCTCTCGGTCAATCGAGTACCGATGCTACTGTTACGCTGCCTTTCAAAATAAGTTCCTCGACTGGAAGATTGCTTACAGACAGTGCCTCGGGTGCTGGTGATGTCGTTGGCCCGGCTTCAGCTACTGATAATGCAGTAGCACTTTGGGATGGGGCAACTGGAAAACTTCTTAAAGATTCAACTATCAAGCAGGTTACAACTGTCTTTTCTCCAACTGTTTCTGATGGTGTTTCTCTCGGCTCGGGTGCTCTTATGTGGTCAGATCTCTTTCTTGCTTCAGGGGCTGTCGTTGATTTTAACAATGGTAATGTAGTGCTCACTCATACTGCAGGAATCTTGACGATGGGGACAGGTGAGTTGAGAATCACTACTATTGGCACAAATACTGCTTCGGTGATTACTGTCGGTGGAACAGCTACTCTTACTGGCAAAACTTACGATACGGCCGGTGCAGGGAACGTCTTTCGTATCAATGGTACAGGGATCTCTGCTGTAACTGGTACAGGAGCAGTCGCTCTTGCCGGAGCACCGGTTTTCACTTCATCTATAACAGTTGGAGTAGCAGCCGGTACTACTGGATCAATTATCTTTAAGGGCACTACTTCAGGAACTGTTACTTTGTCAGTGCTTGATGCTGCAGGAACTTGGACGATGAAGCTTCCTGCAAATGATGGAGATTCCGGTCAAGTTCTCACAACTGATGGTAGTGGGAATACTACTTGGGAATCGGCCGGTGGAGTTCCTACTACGA